CGGTGTCCTTAGGTGGTGGAGTGGTGCGTTTGAGGGCGATGACTCTCTGTGCACGATGAAACCGCCGATGGTGGATGGGGATGACTTGTCGAAAGTTTTCCTCACGTTCTGGGCTGATGTTGGCTTCAACATGAAGATCGTCTTCTGTACGACCAGGGCAACTTTTGTGGGATGGAATATTGGCTGCGTGGAGGGGGAGCTGACCGATTACCGGTGCCCCGAGCTTCCCCGCGCGCTCGCAAATTCAGGCGTCAGCGTTTCTGTTGGCGCCATCGATGCGGCCAAGAAAGCCAATCGCAAGTCCGCCAATGTGTTGGCGGCTGCCTCCGCGCTCGCACGCGCTAGTGACTTCAGTGGCATTTTGCCCAGTGTGTCCGAGAAGTACCTCGAATACGCTGAGAGCGTGTCCTCCTCGAATTTTGAGGATCGTGAGATGAGCATTCGGTCTTACGGTGAGGACGGCCATGGAGCAGATGAAGTGCGAGCGATGATTAGGGAGCGGAACGTCGGAGTCACACCCCAGGAGGAGGGCAAGGTGCTTGACGCGCTGGGATATAGCGCAACACCTGATGAGATTGCCTCCTTCCGGGAGTACGTGTGGAGTATGGACCCGCACGTCCTGACGGACTACGCTTCCTTTAAGGAATCGCTTCCTCCTTCTTGGAGGACGGCTTAACCAGCGAGGAATGGTGCATGTGATCCACCCTCGATCTAATTAGAAGGGGTGCTCTGGGTAAGATAACGACCCAGGGCGAGAAGCACACGACACACTGAGTATCCGGTTTACCTGCCGCCGCCCGGTGTCGCGCTCGCAGAAGGGCCCGAGCGTTTGTTGTTGGCACTTTGCCAGTACGCAACAGGTGTGCGCCTTATTCTTTTGCTCGTACCAGCTCAACGGACGAGTGGAAGCCTGGTGGTGGGGACGGGACCCACCTGAGGTGAAGGCCAGTTGAGGGAGGGAGATAAGCGCCCTAGAGTTTAGCCAGCTCGAACCCTCAATGCTACGAGTCGGCCCGGCCCGAGGTACCTTGTTTTGGTGTCTACAGTGGTCATGTGCTGGTGACGGCACATGGTTGCAAGCCGACCTTGCGAATGCTACGATCCCGAGGCGCGGCGGTACCGCGTCGGCAGATAGATGGTTATGCGCTTCGTGTGCGGGTGGGGGGAGGTGACAAGGCACTTGAGTCACGCCGGTGGTAGCTAGACCTCCCATCCCCATGCGAATACTCCGACTTTGCGGCCGTAACCATTGAAATGTCGCTTTTTGTTTATAGGTTGAGT